GCGTTAAGTGGTAAAACTATCGTGTGCTTTCATATACGCAGTTCAAAATAAATATTCGTTAATTACTTAAAATTAATATCTATATATTATATATAGATAAGATTAACATGGATCTAACAGCAGAACAAATCGCAAGAGTTTTAACTAACTACAAAAATAAAAGAATTAGAGAAAATAACTATTATCATAATACAACTAAAAATAAAGAGGAATTTAAAATTAAAAATAGGGAGAGAGCAAAGGCTCATTATAATAATGGTTACAAAGACAAGAAGAAAGAAAATTATGTTAATAATAGAGATTTAATTAAAACAAAATCATTATATAATTATTATAAAAAGAAAGATAATATTGATAAATTTAAAGAGAAGCATCAAGATAAATATGATATGTTAGTTGAGAAGGGTGTTATTGTTGAAAATTAATTTATATGGTTTTTTTAATATATTTTTTTTATATAACTCATAATAAATATGAGTGAATATGTTGACACTAAACTTATAAATTGTAATCGTTTAGCATCAGTTGAATCAAGGACTGGTAATGATAGTAATCCAGCTGTATTTACAAATCCTTTAAATGAAACTATAAGATTAGATGTTGGTGATAAGATATCAGTTGAACGAGCATTCGTTAGTGAAGTTGGTGCCGGTAATCCACAAACTATTGAATATAAAGGTTTAGCAACTGGAAATAATCCAGTAGCAACTCATACTGATATTGTTTATGGAGATTATTTTTATAATAAATCTACTACTCACGATCCAAATTATAGGTTAGGAAATTATCGTTCTATTACTACAACATTAAAAGTTAAACATAATCCACCATTACCAACTGATGAATTTGTAGATTTAAGAGATAATTTAGCACCATTGATTTTCGGTTATTATATTACATCAAATGAATATCCAAATTATATTCAACAACCAAGAAGATTTGCACAAAATGCTGATACAAGAGGTTTAGTTGGAAGTAATTATCATTATTACAAATCTGCTGATTCTACTGTCCACGGGTCAACTTTTTTTACTACTAATAGTAATGCCCCTTGTCTTGCGGATTGGAAAAGACCACAACTGGGAGGTATTATATATAAACAAAAATGCGATAATACTAGATTTTCATTATTTATTAAAGATAAAATTGCTTATTCAGCAACTGTTACTAATGCTAAAGAACAATTTCCAAAACAATTTCATAATGGTATTTTTAGTGAATGTAATTATATTAGAATTAGAGAAAGAAAAGATATTGAAATTAAAAAAGGATTTAATACTCCTTCTGCTGTTGCTTCACAAATATCACAACAATTAACTGAAACAAGAAACGAACAAATATTTGAAATTAAAGATGGATTCGGTTTTTTAAGACCCATTACAAAAACTATTGAAACTACAACTTATAAACCAATTAATGCACAAAATTTATATAATTTTTGTACTCAAACACTTGCGGGGTATGTAGCACAAGACCTTGCGGATGGTGTAGCACCATCACAATTAGCAGTAGATTATATTGCTACATTTGGTTATATTGGCGTTAAGCGACCCGAGATATTTGAGAATGGTAGGGAGATGGCTGAATTAGAAACAGTAGTTATAAGAAATAATACTGGTGCTGTTATTGTTGACCAATTATTACCACATGAAGGTTTCCAAATAGTTGAAGCAAGGGGAATACCCGACCCAGCAGTAGCAACTAATCAAAGTGTTTTTTTAACCACTAATATAGAATATACTGAAGCGAATTGTAAAAGATTAAGAGAGTTTTTTGATACTCAAACATTATATCCGGAATTATGGGATCAACTTGAAGAAACTACATATTATAGTGATGTAAATGTTGATATCATAAATTACCCCGATAATTTTGGTAATCAAAGACCAACAATAAATAATAGTAGAATATTCCATATGAATAAATATACAACTACTAATACTATAAATCCACATAATGAAACTTTTGGTGATGATGCTTTTACACAAAGAACTGCTCCAAACGATGTAGAAACATCTAGTGTTCCGTGGTTTCAATATTATGATGATAATTTTAGAGATACTTTTATTCCACCAAATCAATGGGCATCAATATTTAGAGATGGTGTAAGTTATGGTTTTGCCACTCCAACTAAATATCAAAATTATAATGCTGATGGAACTGTTTCCGATGAACCATTATATTTAATAACTATTACAAACTATAATGTTGCGGGAACTCCAGCAGCATTATTTAGTTCTGCTGGACAAAGTATAGAAATAGGTAGGAGATTTGGATATGATTTTCATAGTACCGCATACGGTACTGCTATTGTTACACCTTATGCCGGTTATAGTAATATGGATATTGGAACTCTATCAACTACTAATAATGCTCCCGGCACTATCATTACTTGTAGCGATACTTGTAATCATATACAAGATTTTGGTACTGCTAGTGGTTCTACTACTGATTTAATGCCTTATATGACACACACTTATGTTGGTGCGAATAATCCCGAAATATCTTACAATGGAGTAAATAATAGATTTGAATTTAAAAGATTACATACATCAAATAATATTGGTAATAAATTTAAGGCGGGTGCTGGTGCAGCAAGTATTGTAAGTAAGGCATTTACTCCACCAAATGGTCTTGGTTTTAGAGATTTAACACCACCAACTAAAAATGCTGAAGCGGGAAGAACAGTTTATAAGATTAATCCAAGACCCGTTCAATTTGGATACTCACCAACTTTTAAACCTTATAATACAAATAATTTTGCTCAAAGAAGTAATGTATATCCCGAAACAGCATCTACTATGGTTGCTGGTGGACAAAAAGATAATACACAAATATATAATGCTTGGAATATTAATATTAGTCCTTATACTGTCTTTGATAGTCACGGAGGAATATACATTGATAATTGGGGTTTTGATGAGGATAATTGGGTAGATAATTTTTGGGATATTTTAGGTTTTGAATATGACGCAGTAAATGCTCCAGTATCTAATAAAAATGTATTAACTAAAAGAGTTAATAATGATAATAGTAGTGCTTTATATAGACCAACTACGAATGCTGAAGTTGTTTCTACGGATACAAAGGCATATGTTACAAATCAATATGGAGCATCGCAATATAGCACTGCTGTTCCTTATCCAAGTTGTGTTATTGATTATCATGCTGTTGCTGGCCCACCAAATGATATATTTTTATTTAGAGGTGCTACTGCGGCCAACGGTTATCTTCAAAATGCTGTTACAGCACAACCATTAGAAATATTTGATGAAGTTTCAATTGAAACTCAAAGCACAAGTATTAGTGCAACTAATATTCAAAAGAGTGTTTTAAGACCATATTATACTATTAGAAGTGATATATTAGAAGGTGCTACTGCGATTGGTGGTAATCCAACCGGTGCTAATCTACCAATTATTTCTATAGTAGATAAGTATAGTGGAGCTAGTGATTATTTTCTTGGTAATCCAAGTGATCTCCAATTCACTGTTACTAAACCAACAGTTATCGCAGATATTACAACATCAATACATGATAGTGATGGAAGATATGCTAATGTGGATAGAACAAGTGCGGTAATCTATAAAGTTGAAAAAATAAAGAAAACACCACTTGGATTAATACAACAAATGTTAGAAGATGAAGAAAACCAAAAAAATAAAAAATAATTTGAAATTAATTAAATATATATTATATATATAAAAGATGTTTATTTGTACCAGTAAAACTTGGAGTGCAGAAGAAGTCAATGAACTATGTTCTAAACCATGGAAGATTGCCGATAAGGATGGAGATGATAATGATGATTGGTATCGTGATGAATTACCAAATTTAGTAATTGATGAGCATTGGACTTATGAAACATTAGTTACATCAATTGAAAAAGATATTAAAGAAGGATTATGTGTTGAAGAGATTTTACAGAAGTATGTGAGTAAAGAAGAATAATGTAATTTTGTAATTTATATTTTAATATTTTATCATAATAAATATGATAAAAATGATAATAGAAAAAGGTACAGCTAAAAACAAAAAACTCAAAGCTATTTTTTATGACGATAAAGGTAAGAAGATAAAAACAACACAGTTCGGAAGTGCTGGCGCAGACGACTACACCAAAACAAAAGACAAAGCACAGCGTGAACGCTATTTAAAACGACATCGTCAAAGAGAGAACTGGAATGATTTTCAATCAAGTGGGGCATTAAGTAGGTGGTTGCTTTGGGGTCCATATACTGATTTAAATAAAAATATTAAAGCATATAAGCGAAGATTTAAATTAAAGTAATATTTTCATTTAACCATTTTTCAGCATCTTCTTTTAGTTTAAATCTTTTTTCAATTTTTTTTTTATTATTATAATAAGCTGCTCTATATCCAATATATATTTTTCCTTTTACTTTATCTTTAGTTTGATAAACACATCCTTTTTTTTCACGATTACTATTATTATCACTAATAGTAACCCACCTTAAATTATCTAATGTATTATCTTGTTTATTACGATTTATATGGTCTACAAATGGTAAATTATTTGGATTAGGTATAAATTGTTGTGCTAATAATCTATGTATAGTATGACCGATACCTTTATTATTTTCAGTAAAAGTTATACTATAATATCCATTAGAAATACAGGGTTTTAAAATACAAATATTTCCATTCTTATAAATTCTTCTAACTTGTCCCAATTTATTAATTTCATATTTAGTATTTGGTATTTGGTGATACTCGTCCATTTATATATATATGGCGCCGAACCTTTAAGTATTAATAACAGTTTTGGAAGGGATTATATTCTTGTTGTTTTGTAACAGCTCTTCTTAATTGTGATTTTATTTTTTCATGTTCTCTATTTTCTTCTTCCTCTTTTTTTTTAATATCTTTTCTTTGTTTACGAATTTTTTCATAATTCATAATAGCATTAAGTTGTGCATCTTCTAAATCTTTTTTAGAAAACATTTGTTCTATTACATTTTTTTTAATTGGTTGTGGTTTTATATCTTCTTCTACTTCTTCTTTTAATTGTTTAACTCTTTTAACTTTTTGTTGTTTCAATAATTCCTTTTCTTGTTTTTCTAATAATTTAGCTTCTTGTCTTTCTTTAGCTTTTGCTTGTCTTGCCGCCATCGCTTTTACTCTTGCTGCTTTTAGTTTCTCTTTATGAGCTTCAGTCATCGGTGGTCTTTGTTTTCTTGGTTTACCTTTTTTTGTTAGTTTAATATTTGGATCTACCGGCATATTAAATATTTCATTCACATCCATTCCATCTCTTTTAGATTTTGCTTTGGGTACAACATCTTCTATAGATTCTATCTCTTCTTCCTTTTCTTCTTGTATTTCTTTTTGTGTTTTATCTTTAGTTTCATCAAACTCATCATATATAAAATTGGGATTCTTTTCACCAGTTTCTTCATCAATATCAGATTCATCATCACTTGGAATAAAATCCATTTTTACTTCCGGTATAAAACTCATATCTTTTTAATATAATATAGATTTTATTTTTCTATTTTTAATTTTTTATTATTATTATTTATTAAATTATTATTACTTTTATATATTCTTTATTATTTATATGAAATTGGTATAATTAAATATATATATATAAATCTTTAAAAAGAGTTGTAGAATCTAATTTCAACCATTTTGCGCAAAATCTTATATAGCGAATTTGGTTTTTATAGTAATATAATATTACTTGTTTTTTCAAAAAATAATTTCAAAGTGGCAGACGTAAATGTTAAAAAAAAAAGTACTCAGAAAAATAATTTTAGTCAAATTTATTTCAACATCTACCTCAACCACTTTTAATTTCAAAAATCAAAAAACAACTAATATATTTGTAGTTGTTTTATCAAATTCACTGTATAGCATTTTGCGACATTTTGTATTTTGTGATTTATAAATTATCATCTTGTACAATAATATTTATATTTTCATCAAATATTGGATGTGGTTCCGGATCTTCTTCTTCTTCTTCTTCTTCTTCTTCTTGCTCTTTTTCTTTTTCTACTATTTTTACTAAAGGTTCTCTATAAGGTATTATTGCTTTTAATCCATTACATATTATTGGCTTTCTAACATTTGGATATTTATCTTCAAACTTCTTATTAAACATATTAATAATATCTAAATCAATATTTGGTGAACTTTCTAATAAATTATCATATTCAGCTCTACATACTTTTAAGAAATCTCTACAAGGTTTTCGTTTTTTATCATGTAAAGATAATTCTATTTCAATTGCTCTTCCAAGTTTAGACCAAGATAATGCACTAATTCTATGTCCTTCAAATGTTTCAGCATATTTTAAGAATGAACCAAGTGTTCCAAGTATTCCACAAAATATATTAAATCCACCAACAACGGCAGTGAACCCATGTTGATAATCTTTTGGTATATATGAATCTACGGCAAAATTACCAACACCAGTTAATGTTGATAAAACTATTATTGGTATTTGTAGATGTTGATATTTCCGCTTATACTTGCGTGTACTATAATTATGTAAATAAGCATAGCACATAGAAACTTCACCCCATTCACTTAATAACTCTTCAATTTCATCACTCCAATCATCTATATTGTCCGGTAAAGGTCTTGGTGTGTGTAATCTCTCCATTTATTATTATTTTTTATTTTATTTTTAATATTTAAATATTGATTAAATTATATACATGAGCGACAATCCTTTTGTAACAAAACCGATAGAAGAACTCAAGAAAGATATTCATTCTATAAAACAAAATCTTAATACAATAAAAGTTGATGTAGTGTGTATCAAAAGTGATTTAATGGAAATTAAAGAGTTGTTAAAATTAAAAGAGAAAGAAGAAATACCAATTTATAAAGGATGGATATGGTAAAGTTTATTTAAGTTATTTTTTTAAAGATTTATATATATATATATATAATATAAATGGAGAAAGCACCACCAAAGGTATTCAAAGTAAAAGACCCCGACCCCGATGATAAGTTTAGTGATATACACCCACACTTACCTCAACCCCCATCACTACTATTAATAGTTGGTAGTGTAAAACAAGGAAAAAGTAATTTATTGGTCAATCTATTATGTAATCCCGACATGTACAAAGATAAGTTTGATATTGTTAAGATTATAAGTAATACATTAAATGCTGACCCTAAAGGTAAATTATTAAATAAATATTTTGATTGCCAAGACCATTATACCGATGAGATGGTAACTGATATAATTGAAAGTCAAAAGAAATATGAAGATTTTGAAAGACCATCAATAGCATTAGTATTAGATGATATTTTAACAAAAGACTTCAAGAAAACAAATGCTGTATCATTCCTTGCAACAAGATTTAGACATTATGGTATTGGATTATTAGCATTTACAACTCAATCATTTCGTGCTGTAAGTGGACTTATCCGTAACAATGCTACTGATGTAATTATTATGAAACAACAAAATTCAAAAGAATTAGAAAAGATAAATGAAGAATATGGAGATCTGTTCCCCAATATATTTATGGAATTATATAAAAGAGCAATTGAAGATCAACCATATTCATTTTTATATTTAGATATGCAAACTAATCCAGCAACAGCATATATTAGATTTGAAACTAAAATAGCTGAAGGTGAGAAAAAACTTTTTTAATAATAAATATAATTATATATTATATAATATAAAAATGGATTTGTATGGAACTGGAGCATCTATATCTCAAGCAAACGCACAAACGGATGAAGCAAGACAATTATCAAGAGCTAATCAAGATTTTAATAATACTTTGGCTGAACAATTAGATACAACAAATTTAGAATTAGATCAAGATAAACAATCTAAATTAAATAAAAATATATTAAGTGGTGCTACAAATGCTGGTAAAATTGGAATTATAAGTAAGAATAAAATATTGGGTGGAAAAGAAATTAAAACATCATTAGCAGAAAGAATGGCTAAAGACCCGGATAGAATAGCAAGAGAAGGGGATGCATTAAAAGCAGTAAGGGGTGCTGAAGTTGGTGAGAGTGGTGGTAGTGGTTTATTAGTTGCTGGTGATACTTTATTAGATAAAGCGGGTATTGGTTCAAGTCGTGCTGGAGAAGTATTTGAAGGTGAACGGGAAGGAACAAGACTTGGTTCAGCAGCAGTTGAAGGAGGTGAAGTTGCTGGAGTAGTTGGAACTAGTGGAGCAGCAAGGGGTCTATTAAAAGTTGCTGAAAGTGGTGCTGGTAAAACATTACTTAAAGTTGGTAAAGTTGGAGTTGCTGGTCTTGGTGGTGGTTTAGATATTGCACAAGATATTGGAAATCTCGCAAGTGGTAAAAGTGGAATGGAAGTATTTGGTTCTAATAACGCAAGTAGATTTGGTAATATCGCTAATATTATTGGTAGTGGTTTAGAAGTGGCTGGTGTTGCTAGCGGTGGAATAACTCCATGGGGGCTTACATTAGAAGCCGTGGGTGCTGGTGTTGGTTTAGTTGGAAGTTTAGCTGAAGCTGGTGGAGAAATGGAATCAAGTGATGAAGCTAAAAAAACTGCTGATACTGATATTACTTCTCAACAAAGAGGAGCAGTATTAAGTTCTAATGTTGAAACGGCTGTTGGAAGAAGTAATTAATATTTTTTTTTTTTTAAATTATTAATTAAGAATTATTTTATATAGTATATTATAAAATGAGTTCTTACTGGAAAAATGATGATAAAATAAAAGTTTCACAAACACAAGTTTCTGTTCCATCTACAAATGGTAGATCTTACACTGGAACTGCCGGACAGAGTGGTCGTAGAATAGATTTTGAAATACCCCCTACTGTAAAATTTATGGATGGAAAAAATAGTTATTTACAATTTGATATTAAAATTGGTATTCCAGCAACTCTTACTCCAACACGCCTTCATTTAGACCCGTTTATTGGAGGTCAATCTGTTGTTAAAAATTTAAGGATATATTCCGGTAATCGTGCTGTTTTACTTGAAGAAATATCTGACTACAATGCTAAGGTTCAAATAGAATATTCATACAATCAAGATGATAGTATGAGAGCAATGAGAGCATTAAAAGAAGGTTCATTAGTTACTACAATTGAAAATCGTGGAACTCTTGGAACATCAGTTTCTAACAATATTGATTTAGATTCTAACCCTTATTACAAACCAGTTGGAACTGTTCCAGCTGGACGGGACTGGGG